GCTTTCCCAGGCACTCTCCGCTGGACAGATCCGACTGATGGACTGGCGATCGCTTACTAACGTTGGTCTTGGTAACAAGAACATGCAGCGTGGTATTCTGGATATTGCTCTGGCTATGGGCACTCTTGAGGGTAAGAGCATTACTGCTGCCGATATTCAGCGTGACTTCAACGGGTCGCTTGAGAAGGGCTGGCTCACGGCCGATGTGATGAGCAACTATCTCAAGATCATGTCTGGGGATATGGATGCTGCAACTCAGGCCTCCCTTGGGCTTTCTGACGCACAGATATCGGCCTTTGCCAAGCAGCAGAACACCGCTGAAGAGGCCGCAACTAAGGTCCGTACCTACACACAGCTTCTCAGCACCCTTCGTGAGTCGGTGGGTTCGGGTTGGTCACAGACCTTCGATATTCTCCTTGGCGACTTTGAGGAGGCCACCGAGCTCTTCACCAATATCAACAACACTCTTGGTGGTATGATTGGTGCGGTCAGCGAGGCTCGCAATAACCTTCTCCAGGACTGGGCGGATGCCGGCGGTCGCACCGCACTCATCGACACTCTGGCTAAGGCATTTGGTCTCCTCATGGATATCATGCGCCCTGTCACGCTTGCCTTCCAAGACATATTCCCGCCTGTCACTGGTGAGATGCTGTTTAATATCACTAAGCGCGTTCAGGACTTCATTGAGTCACTTCAGATCACTGCAAATGTGACCAACGATCTCCGTCAGACTTTCAAGGGCGTCTTTGCCATATTTAGCATTGTCTGGTCGGTGGTTAAGGCTGCTGCTGGGGCTTTTGGCGAACTCTTTGGGGTTGCCGCGGGCGGGGCTGGGAGCATCCTTGGCGTAACCGCCTCTATCGGTCGCTTCTTTGTTAAGGTGGACGAGGCAATCAAGTCTGGAACGGGCCTGACTCGCTTCTTTGATGGTCTTGTTGCGGTGCTTAAGGTGCCGCTCAACCTTTTCAAGACTCTTATCGGCTTTATCGGTGTCATCATCGAAGAGGTTGGTAAGCTGGACATGTTCCAGTTCGACAATGTGGCTGGTCGCCTTAACGATCGCATGGAATCTCTGTCTAAGACGGGTGAGTTTGTCGCTAATGTCTTTGCGGGCTTTGGCGATGTGCTCAAGAGCGTATGGAACTTCTTTGGTCCGTTTGCCGAGACGGTGGGTAAGTTCTTTGCCGGGCTTGGCGGCGCTATAGCAGACTCCTTCCAGAACGGTAACTTCAACACTCTGTTGGACTTCCTTAACACTGGTCTCTTTGCAACTGTCGTCGTGATGATATCCAAGTTTGTCAAGTCCATCAAGGGCACCTTAGACAGTCTTGGCTCCGGTGGTGGGCTTATTGACACTATCAAGGGCGTCTTTGGCGAGCTTAGTGGTACACTCCAGGCTATGCAGGGACAGCTCAAGGCTAAGACCCTCCTCATGATTGCAGGAGCGGTAGGCATTCTTACCCTTTCTGTCATTGCTCTGTCAATGATCGACTCGGCTAAGCTGTTCATCGCACTAGGCGCTATCACGGTCATGTTTACCCAGCTTGGACTTGTCATGTACGCGTTTGACCGTATGTTTGCAATAACAAGCGGTGCAAAGATGGCGATATTGGCCGCAGCAATGATCGGTATGGCTACCGCGATGGTTATATTTGCTGGTGCTGTTGCTATTCTTGGCGCAATGGACGCAGAAAGCCTTACTCGAGGTCTTATTGGTCTTGCCGGGGCTATGGGTATTATGACATTAGCCATGCTCATAATGTCAAAGGCCGGACCGGGCGCAATACTAGGTTCTATAGGTATCGCCATTGCTTCTGGCGGAATATTGATTCTTGCGGGGGCACTAAAGGTACTAGCGACTCTCAGTTGGGATGACATAGGTCGAGGTCTTACCGCGCTTGGCGGGGCATTAGGGATATTGGCTCTTGGGTTGACCTTAATGAGTGGGTCTATTGTCGGAGCAATCGCCCTTACGACCGCTTCTGTGGGTATCCTTGTTATTGCTGCTGCGCTTAAGGTCTTCTCAACTCTTAGTTGGGACGACATTGGAAGGGCTATGGTTCTTCTTGCTGGCACGCTCGCCATATTAGCGCTTGGACTTACACTTATGTCTGGCGCTATTCCTGGAGCAATAGCAATGGTTATCGTCGCCGGAAGTTTGGTCGTTCTTGGCGGGGCTCTAAAGATATTCTCTACGCTAGACTGGGAGGGTATCGCTAGAGCCATGGTTCTTCTAGGAGGTACCATGGCTATCTTGGCAATAGGTCTAAACCTTATGTCCGGGGCAATCCCCGGCGCGATAGCTTTGATGTTCGCCGCTGGTGCCTTAGCTGTTATTGCTGGTGTTCTGGTTGTCTTAGGCGGGATGTCTTGGGAGCAGATTGGGACGGGCCTTGGCGCACTTGCACTTGGGCTCGGACTTATTGCTCTTGCAGGTTATGCCCTTACGCCAGCTCTTCCGGGGCTTCTAGGGCTTGGCGCTGCCATGCTGTTGTTTGGTTTGGGGGCTCTTGCTGCCGGAGTTGGTATGACAGCAATCTCAATTGCGCTTACCGCCTTCTCTATAGCAGGCGGAGCTGCTATAACATTCTTGGTTGCAGCAGTTAGCGCTTTGGCTGGGCTTATTCCATTCGTAGCAAAGCAAATTGGTCTAGGCCTTATCGCAATCGCGGAAGTTATTGGCGATAGTGGTCCTCAGATTCTTGAGGCAATATCTGCGATTCTCCAAGCACTAATCCAAGCCCTAATAGAGGTTATTCCGCCGCTCATTGAGGCTGCCGTACTGCTCATAACTGAGTTGGTGGCCGCTTTGATTGTTCTTATTCCACTCCTTGTCGACGCCGGTATGAAACTTGTAATCGGAATTCTGGATGGAATAGCTAAGAATATTGGACAGGTTGTTGAGAAGGGTGTCGATCTAATTGTCGCGCTTCTCGACGGTATCGGTAAGGCCATCCCCAGGCTGCTTATTGCTGGCGCGGATCTCGTTATTGATTTCCTCAACGGTATCGCAACCACAATTAGGGAGAAGTCGTCTGAGTTCCAGGATGCTGGTATCAACATTGCCAACGCCATTATCGAGGGTATGACTGGTGGCATCACAAAGGGTATCACTACTGTCATTAACTCGGTAAAGAATATGGCAACGAACGCGCTCAACGCGGCTAAGAAGGCCCTTGGTATTGCCTCTCCCTCTAAGGAATTCAAGGAGGTTGGTAAGTTCTCAACTGAGGGTCTGGCTAACGGTCTGACTGCCTTCTCAAGCATATCTGAGAAGGCGGCTGGTAACCTGGGTAAAAACACTCTCAAGTCGCTTAAGAAGTCCATGGCTAACGCCGGCGACTTTATGCGCTTTGGCGGTATGGACACCCAGCCTACCGTTCGTCCCGTGTTGGATCTGACAGCCATCAAGCGCGACGCAGGTCTTATTGGCACTATCATTGGCGGTCAGTCACTCTCTGTCGAAGGCCCCACGGCCCGAGTCACTGCAGTGTCTGCCGACTACGAGGACTACCAGGAGGCTATGGCCGAGGCTAACGGTCCTAAGACTGAGGTCAACATGACTCAGAACAACTACTCTCCGAAGGCACTTCCTGCTTCGGAGATATATCGTCAAAGCAAGAACCAAATGTCTATCCTGAAGGGAGAACTCGAGAGTGCTTAGTCTTTTAGAAGTAAGAACAGATCAGGGCCTCTTGCTGTCTCTCCCGCTGTTTGACCAGAGTGACGGATTCCTTATCAAGGATATTCAAGGGTTAGACCCCGTAGACGCCACTCTCGTATATTCGAGTATGGCGAGCCAGGACGACGAGCAGGAGCAATCCAGCAAGCGTGTTAAGCGCAACGTCGTCCTCAAACTGGGTTATAACCCCGATTACGTCAACACGACGGTAAAGGCGCTTAGGGATACTCTTTACGGGTTCTTTATGCCTAAGTCGCAGGTTAAACTCCGGTTCTACTCTGACGATATGCCGACGGTGGAGATTGTGGGGCGCGTTGAGAAGCTTAACGCGCCCCTCTTCGCCAAAGATCCTGAAGCAACTATATCCATACTGTGTGCTAAGTCCAGTTTCTACGCCTTGGACACCTTAACGTTCGGTGGTAACACAACGGCTGGGACCACCGAAACGTTAAGGACCTATGACGGCTCAATCGAGACTGGAGGGTTGTTCAGAATATTGCCCGATCGCACTATGAGCGGGTTTACCATCCACAACACCCTCCCGGATGACTCTGTGGAGTCTCAGGAGTTTGTATTCCCGCTTCTGGCTGGGGATATTCTTGAGATTAACAGCGTTAACCTTAGTAAGAGCGCCCGACTTACTCGATCGGGTGTCACAACGTCGGTCCTGTACGGTATCTCGCCATATTCTAAGTGGCTTAACCTCTATCCGGGGGTGAACAAACTTCGCGTTGCGGCGTCTGGTGCAGCAGTGCCCTGGACGTTCGCCTACATCAACAAATACGGAGGGCTTTAATGGAGCTATACACGCTCGACGGCCTTCTAAGGCGTACGGAGCTTGTCGAGGGGTTCGAGTCTTATATTTGGACCGAGCGCTACTCAGACCTTGGCGAGTTGCAGATCGTAGCTCCATCATCACAGCAGTTCCGTAACCTTTTGCCCTCGGGTACCTTCCTCGGGCTCTCTGAATCGCGCCGTGTCATGCAAATTGAGACGGTCGAAGATGTAGAGTCCGAGGATGGCACCAAGAAGCTTAAGTTCACCGCCACCGAGATAACCAACATATTCAAAGACCGTATTGCCATGACTGGTATTGCGGGTACTGAGGTTAACACTTGGCGTAAAACGGCAACTCCTCGTGGCATAATTGAGGCCTTATTTGACTACGTTTGTCGATTCGGGACGTCAGACGCAGGCGATGAGTTACCTCTGCTTGTCTCGGGTAGCCTATATGCTGCCGGAAACCTACCTGAGGACACCGACACGTACACTGTCGAGCGACCGACGGGCCCTTTATTTGACGCGATAAAGGAAATTGCCGACGTTTGGGACTTAGGTTTCCGGATGTACAAGGGCGACGACGATGGTACGCTATATTTCGACGTCTACAAGGGTAACGATCGTACGACTAACCAGTCGACCCTTAACGCTGTTATATTCTCGGAGGAATTGGATTCGCTGCAGAGCGTTTCTGAACTTACGAGTGTCGCTAAGTCAAAGAATGTCGCCTTCGTCAAAAACGACTACTACACCGTTGTCGTTTACGGCGCCGGTGCTAGCGCAACTACCTCGGGGTTCGCCAAGCGGACTCTGAACGTCGACGCAAGCGATATTCGCTATTTTGAGCGCACTAACACGATACCCAGTGATTCCGAGATAGCCATAAATAAGGCTATTGGTCTCAAAGAGGCTCTTACTGCGCAGAAAGACGCGCTGCAGAAACTCCTTGACAAGGTACGCTTTGACGCCGGAGAAGCAGCGGTCATTACGGCGTTTACTACGGATATGGTGACGGCAACACTGCTCACCTCCGGAGAAAAAACGCTTATCGACGCTGAGGTTACTGCCTCTACAGCGCTTGAGGCGACTGAGTACACCAATATGGTTAACGCGCTTGTCCAGAGAGGCGAAGAGGAGTTGGCTAAGCACCGCTCCATATCAGCCTTCGACGGAGAGATCACCCAACTTAGCCCCTACAAGTACAACAGGGATTACCAGATGGGCGATCTTGTCGAGATGCGTAACGGGTCTGGGCTTACCAATCAGATGCTTGTAACAGAGCAGATATTTGTGTCCGACGAAGCGGGCGAGCGAGCATATCCGACGCTTACAATCAAACTGTTCATCACTCCCGGTTCCTGGCTGGCTTGGGAGAACACACAGGTCTGGCTGGATGCTCCCGGCACCTGGTCCGAGGCCTAGAAAGGGGTTTGACAAATGGCTGTTGGAGATGACGCCCTTGCGGCTGGATATTCCCTTGTCCCCGACACGGGTGAGGACGGTAAGGTCAAGTGGGGGGCTCGAGAAATCAACCGAACGCGAGATTTTATCGCTCAGGTTAAGGCTTCTCTGCCCACAGGTAAGGCTGGATACCGAGCTGCAGCGGGTATCACGGCTGGTACCGCCGATCCTCTCAACTCGTTCGGGGATAATGGGGATATTTATCTCAAGATTCTAGCGTAATATGGCACAGACACAAAGAATCTCTTATACGTCTGCCGGCCAACCGATCATCGAGCTAAATCTCGGTGCGGATATTGTCGCGCAGTCGCAGTCGGGTAACTATTCCGTCGTCCGTATTAGCGCACAGGGTATTAGACGCTCTGGTAGTACCTCGTTCTCAAACAACAATGGTTCGCACGTCTGTGCCATTGACGGTTACGCGGGTTCTGCTAGCAGGTCTGGTACCCTTCCCTCGGGTGTCCCCATTAACACCATATCCTGGGACGTCTCTGCCGATATCACAATCGCTCACGACGCTGACGGCAACAAGAGTGCCGTGACACTAAGGCAGACGCAGTCCGGATGGCACCCAACGGACGTGCGGACGGCTTCCTTTGGCGGATTCCCTCGAATTCCTAAGGCGCCTAGTGCCCCTGGAACCCCAACGTTCACAGAGGTCCTTCCAACGTCCGTAAGGGTGTCTTGGACGGCCTCTGCGGACAATGCGGGCTCCGCAATCACGGGATATTTGCTTCGCTACTGGCCTAACGCGGAGGGTACTGGCGCGTATGTCGACGTATCTTCGACGAACGACCTTTCCCGGGTTGTTTCGGGCCTTACTCCGGGGCAGCAGTACCGTTTTGTAGTATACGCTATGAACGGCTCCCACGCTGTATATTCGGTGGCCTCTGGAGCTGCTGTCGTCCGCACGCTCTCGGGTATGTGGTCTAAACTGGCTGGGGTATGGTACCGTACAATCCCTTACGTCAAGGTAAATGGTATCTGGACGGCTGTGAGTGTATTTATTAAAGATGCCGGCGTGTGGAAGCGCGGCGGTTAACAAAAAAGGAGAAGAAATGACTGATTCAAACGAGAACACGCCTCCCACCGGAGGTTTCGTGCTTCCCGCTAAGTACTACGAGTTCGTCAAGTGGTTCGTTCTGATTTTCCTGCCGGGTCTGAGTAGCTTCTACTACGGCCTCTCTCTTATTTGGGAGGGCGTCCCTGCTGCAGGTCAGGTTGTTGGTACTCTCGCGCTTCTCGCGACGTTCCTCGGCCTTATCTTGGGTGTTTCTAACCGAAACTTCAAGGCTCAGGGTGCTGACGGATATTTGAACGCGGCCATCGACGGCGATAACGTCGTATTCTCGCGTATTGCGCTTCCCAATATCACGGCGGAGGAGCTCACTCGCAAGAAGAGTGTTACCATCCAGGTTAACCCCACTTTCGGAGCCTCGCAGTAAAAACACGCGTTATAATGACACCTCTGAAAGGATATCGCGTGTTTCCCAAGAAAACCAACGCAGAAACCTCGACGCTTGTCGACGTGAAAAACGCCATTACCTCAGCCCTCGGAAACGAAGAGCCTGGTACTGAAATCTACGAAAAGCTCCTCACGGAACTGGAACGTGTAGAGGCCATGATCACCAAGAACCCCTCTTGGTCCTTCAAGCCCTCTGCCGACACCATTCTCAACGGAGTCTTTACGCTGCTCAGTATCCTCTTCATCACGAAGCACGAGTCTCTGAACGTCATCACATCGAAAGCTGTCGGTTTTCTGCCGAAGCTCATGAAGTAACACACTCACCCACACAGATGTACAAAACCGAAAGGACTTGTAAACGCCGCAACTAGGCCGATACAAGTCCTTTCGGTTTTACACTGCCTTTAAGTTTTCCCTCTTGTATCACTTCGCAAGATATACACGGGTTATACTGAAAGGAGTTCCAAATGGAAAAACTATCTGATTTCGCATTTGAGATCACCCCTGAAAACATCGAGTACATTCGACGCGCCACCGGTCTCCCGGAAGCAACGCTCAAAGCAAACCTTAACTGGATTGTTTACCGCGATGCCCTAACCTATTACCAATGGCAAGTCGTCCCTCCTCGAGAATTCAAGGCAACTCACCCGACAGTTACGCCCCATATTCCCCTTTAAAACTAACAGCCCCTAACACGGGCTTTAGTTTTTGCCAAGAAAGGATATTATGCCTCTACCAACGCCACCCATGTATTACAAATCGGCCTCAGTGGTTCTCAGAATGCGATCTGACGGTGTTTTAACCCTTAAGAGTTTATATTCGGTCAAACAAAGACAAGGACACGCAGCGGAGCTTCTACGGCTTATTTGTGAGTATGCGGACGAGCATAGATTAGATATAGAGCTCGAGGCTAAGCAATACGGACATACAAGAGGTCTTGACAACCAGGGGTTAGTTATATTCTACGGTAAGTATGGGTTTGTCTTGAATGGGGGTTCTACGCCGGATCATTTGCTAATGCTTAGACGGTCGCAGGATTTACACGGGGTATAATGAGCCCCTGAAAAGGTATCAAACTAGCCTGTATTTATACAGTCCCCCGAGCTTCCCCTCTAACGAGAGGACTAAAAGTAATTCGGGAAATAGGTAGCTAGGGCTCTCTTCTAAACTTCTCACGGTAATTCCACAAAGGATTTAGTTTTTGCCTCGCAGATTTTACACGCGTTATAATGACACCCATCCGCCTTCAACCAAAGGAATCATTATGCGCATCGACCTCTTCAACAAGACCGCCGACGAGCAGAAGATCGCCTCGGCCATCGTCGACGGGACCTTCCGCTTCCGCTCCAAGCTGTACGCCAAGTACTGCGCCAAGAGCCTCGCGGAGGGTCTCATCGTCGGCACCGTCGCGTCCTTCGCTCTCATCGGTGTTCTCGCCACCATCGACAACGCTCTGACCCCCAACGAAGACTCTGAGTAGTCCCAACCCTAAAACCTCTAACACAGGTTTTAGGTTTTTCCGATAGGAGAACCTAATGAAAAAGCATCTGATGGACCTGCTAGTGCTCTCGCTTGGCCTCAACATCGTCGCTGCGTACGTCCTGTACGAGCAAGAAAAGACCACAAAGAAGTACCGCAAGGGCTACGCTAAGATGCACGTCTGGGCGAACGTCATGAACGAGGTCATGGAAAACCACTTCCAAAACGGTGGCACTCTCGACATCTCAGACGAGCTCAACGAGAAGATGGCAGCATACGCTATATTCTCCAAAAACGACATGCTCTAAGCCTCGCAAGAAAAACATGTCCTATAGTGACACGTATGCCATTTCACTATGGCGCTACTCTGAACGATTCACAGTCTAGAATCGCCGTTTAGGAAGACTAGCAGAGCAACCGACGTGTCATTTACTTTTTGCCAAATTAAGGAGAAAAAATGTCCAATCGACAGCGCTATTACGGCTTCTGGCACTTCATCGGCGACTTCATCATGACCTGTCTCACGGCGGGCTTCTGGCTCATCTGGGTCTTTGTCCGAGAGATGCGCAAGCGTTAACCACCAATCAACGCAACACCAAATCTAAGGAGAAAAACTGATGCCCCCTGACTATATTTCGCCGATCATCGGTATCCCCATCGCCCTCTTTCTGTGGACTTTGCTTTTCTCGATCGTTTTCTACCAGCCGGTAAAGGTTCGAATCGACGATTTCTTTGCCATGCGAAGGCACAAGCGTAGAGAACGCAAGCGACAGCAAGCAATCGAGGCAATGCGTAAATATGTTACTATGGACGCCCAAATGATTACGCAGCTTTACCGCAACAACCAGCCCAAGCCATATTCTGGTAACAGTCGTCAGCGTGGCCGTCACCGGCAACCCACCCGATAACAAGAAAGACACAAATGGATATTGCTCGTATTTTCAAGGAAGCAGGACCGCTTCTCAAGCGTAACTCCTCGACCATTCTCACCGGTCTTGGCGTCGCGGGGTCCATCGGCTCTCTTATTCTGGGAGTCAAAGCAACGCCTCGTGCCCTCCGAAAGCTCGAGGGGGCTTACAACCTCAAAAACGTCACCGGTGTCTCGGATGACGTACCTCTGACAAAGGTAGAAGTCATCAAGACCGTCTGGGTCGACTACATGCCGGCTGTAGGTCTGCAGGTAGTGACTATCGCCAGCGTCATTGGCGCTCAGTCGATCAACATGCGCAAGCAGGCGGCTATCATATCCGCCTTCAGCATTTCCGAAGCAGCCCTCCGTGAGTACCAGGAGCGAATGGCTGTAGAGGCACCCACCAAAGACCGTAAGGTCCGAGACGACATCGCTCAGGCTCGTGTCGACGGCGATCCTGTGACCCAAAAGGAAGTTCTGATGATCGGTAACGGTGATCAGCTCTTCTACGAGGCTCACACGGGACGATATTTCATGTCGACCATGCAGAAAGTTCAGAAAGCCGTCAACGATCTGAATTTCCGGGTTCTCAATCAGAACTACGCCTCTCAAAATGAGTTCTATGGGATGCTTGGTCTTGGTCCCGTGGCTCAGGGCGAGGAATTCGGCTGGACTCCCGAACACACGCTCGAAGTCGACTTCTCGACCACGATGTCCGACGACGAGCGTGCTGCAATCTCGATCGACTACTACCGAAAGCCCGTCAGCAACTACTGGAAAGGCTTCAGCTGAAGAGAATGCAAAGGTAAGGCTGACTGCTACGACTGTAGCTAGTTAGAAACATATTTGGGTGGCCTAGGCGGTTGCAAGACTTAGGCCACCCTCATATTTAAGGAGATAAACTGATGGCCGAGACCAAATCAATCCACATCGGCGATATCCTGACGATCACAACTGGTCGACTTGTGTCGCACGATCACGTAGGGGGTGCGTACAATATCCTTGACTGGATGACCGGCGAAAGCCTCATGACGCACCAGCTCCCGCGTGCTGCAGACGTCTGCAAACCCTTCCTTGAGGCGACTTTCCCGCAACTTGCGGCGATTGTATATCCTTCGTACCTGGAGGTGGATGGCGTCTCCGCTGACGCCATATTTACCTGGCTGGACACGCAAGGTGAGCTCTACGGTGAGTGGTGGGACGTTCCCAAGCTGCCCATCGACGCCTATGACGCTAAGAACGCAATCATCGAGCTGGCAGAAATGATCGGTACCGACAAAACCATCATTGGAGTAGTGATATGATCACCATTCAGATCGGAAAGCCCAGAGTGACACTCAAGAAAGGCGAAGACGCCGTCGAGGTTGACGCGGAGCCCGTATTCCGTCTCTTCACCATCCAGAATTTCGTCACGCTGGGTTTTGGTGTAGCTCTGGGTATCATCCTCAAGCAGCAGTCGGATATTCAGACGCTCAAGCGCACTCTGGATATCGTACAGGGAGGTTTCTATGGCTAATACGCCTAAGGACCTTCCTCGAGTTGTTCAGAGCGACCTCCATGACGCTATTGACAAGCTAGGCGAGCAAGTAGCTCGAGGTGAGCTTGTGGAGATCGAAACTAAAAGAGACCCATTCTCGCCCTACAAAGTAAACGCCGACCGTTGCGTCTGTAAGCGATATTCTGAGCGGAATGGAGACGTAGTTACATATTGGGAAGAAAGAAACCCCCTGTGTAAGTACGTGCACCTTGCCCCGCCGCAGGAAAAACCTTACAGCGTACCCGTCTAGCCTCGCAAAAATTACACGCCCTATAATGACACCCCGTCATCCTGAAAGGAAACTGAAATGACCACTCCCGACATCACTTCGCTCCCCCCTGCTCCCAGGTTCTCCCCCCTCCTCAAGAAGGTCGCCATCATCGGCGCTGCTTCGCTCGGCCTCATCATCGCCGGCGCAGTCGCGTTCGCCACGGTCTCCAACATGAACGAGGGAGAGGACTCGGACTCGGCAGAGTAAGACCCAAGGAATCATCCCCAACCCAACAGATCACGGAACAACCTAAAAGATATGTCGCCCTAAACCAGCACATACCTTTTAGGTTTTACTTTTGCCTAGGAGGCAACAAAGCAATGCTTAAGAAAACCATCAAGCACAAGGACCTCGAGGGTAACGATGTCGAGACCGATGCTTACTTCAACCTGACAAAGGCTGAGGCAATCGAGCTCCGAATCCGTAACGACCTCGACGTGATCGGTCGTAGCCGCGACAAGAACGAAACCATGGATGCCTTCAAGCGCATCCTTCAGATGTCTTACGGCGTCAAGACGGGCGATGGGCGCTTCATCAAGGTCAACAACTACGGAACTCCTCTCTTCTATGAGTTCATGACGACCGAGGCATATTCCGAACTCTTCATCGAGATCTTCTCAAACGAAGGGTATGCTGTGGATTTCATCAAGTCTATCCTGCCCGCCGAGGCTGTCGCCGCAATGGACGAGCAGACGGCTCAGGAGAGCAAGTCAGATATTCCGCCCAACCTTGCAAACCACCCGAGCATGCAGGGCCACAAGGCGCCTGAGGCCCGTCCTGATATTCCGGGGCAGACCTCAATCCGCCCTGGCGAGACTCCCGAAGAGATGGAAGCCCGTATTCGTAGGCAGCTCCTCCAGGAAATGGCCCCCCAAACCCCGCCGGCACAGGTGTCCTTGACGCCGGCGGAAGCTCAGCAGCCGGGAGAACCCAATCGGGACCAGCTGATCTGAGATTGCAGGATGTGCGTGCTTACCCGAGCCGCACAAGTATATCCTGTGTAACACCGTCCAGCCGGGCTCTTAGCCTTGCCCCCAATCAGCTATTAGTCCGGCTGGACGCCCTCGCAAGAAAAACATATCCTATAGTGACACCCACCACTCACGTGGTTTCATTTTTTGCCCCACCAATTAAGGAGAAATACTGATGAATATCGTACCCATCATCCAGACCGTTGCCGGTCTTATCAGCTCGGTTAGCGCCGGCGCTGTCGTCGGTAACGCTGTCAAGGCGACCACGCCTGCAGACATCAAGCGAGTCAACAAGGTGCTCGTGACCATCGGCGGCTTCGTCCTCAGCGGCGTTGCAGGCGACCTGGCGTCCAAGTACGTCGAGAAGGAAATCGGAAGCCTCGCCGAGAGCTTCAAGAACGCTCGCCTTGCTGGGGCCGCTAAGAGCGAGGTTGCTCAGGCGGCCAAGGAGACCTTCGAGGCGGCCAAAAACCTCGGCGCGGAGGTTGCTCAGGCAGCCAAAAGCGTTGTGGACGACGCCGTCTTTCTTGACGACCCCAAGCCCGCAGACGACAAGCTCTAATATCCAAGAGACCTAATCGCTTATCCATAGCTTTTAGGTTTTGCCTTCCATTTAAGCAGATTTGAGAAAAAATGGCAGACGCACCATCGGGACCCGAGAAGTACGCCAGTAACAGCAATCGAGACAAGGCTGCTGCGGATATTCCTGAGAAAAAAGTAGAAAAAGTCATAGAAGGCTCCGCTGTTCAGCGTAAGCGACCTCTCGGACGACGGATAATGGACAACTTCAAGGGTGAGGACGCCCAGAGCGTCGGTCACTACGTGTTGTTCGAGGTTGTCTTGCCCCAGCTGAAGGATCTGATCTTTGACGTGGGGTCTTCCGCTCTCCAGCGAGCCTTATTTGGCGACCGTGCGGGTCGTCCTTACACGCCGGCAGGACGTAAGGGCTACACTCCGTACAACACCATCGCTTCTTCGGCGATATCCAAGGCCGCTCAAGCAGCTAAGCCCACTCCGACCCTTGCTAGCGACGAATTTGGCGATATTATCGTCGAAACGCGCGGCGAGGCTCAGGAGGTCATGGACAAGATCGGTAACCTGATCGAGACCTACGGTATGGCCTCTGTGGCGGACCTGAAGGCGGCTGTGGGGCTCACTGGCAACTTCACCGATGAGAAGTTCGGTTGGGTTGCTATGGGTGGCACGGATATTCGCCGAATGGGCGGTGCTCAGCCGGGTTATGTGCTCATTTTCCCGCGGCCTGAGGAGCTTGTCTAATGGCACTCCCCATTCCGGCGCGTGAGGTGGCTGTGGGTGACTACAGCGCTGACTACGGGACCGTTCGACAGGTTAAGAAGAACCTCGGTGACTATATCGAGATCACCTTCATGAACGGTACCGTAATCACGCCCAACGAAGAGACAGAGCTCATGATCGACCAGGGAGGACGGTTTTAATGGGCGACATATTTAGAGTCGCTAAGACGCCCGAGGAGTTCGAGATTGGTGACGTCATCAAACACCAGCCTGGTACTCGATATTCGGGCTCTCCCATAACCGCTCTTGAGTATCTGGGAGTGACACAGGTCCGAGTAACTTTCGAAAACGGCGAAATCGTCGAATTCTTCAGAGGAATCAAACACGAGATGCAGGGGTAAACACAATGCGTCATATTCAGAGCGTTACCCGCCTGTAATGGACGACGTCAGGTCTATCCTGGTGCCCGCCAAGCTTATTCGTGTCGGTGACTACGTCCCTATGGGCGGTTGGGTCATTGCCATAAGCAAGAGCGGAACTAGGGGGCTCTTTCCCAAGAGCTATATTACACTGACGTTCTACACAGGTGTCGACATTGTTGACTTTACCACGGAAGACTATATTCCGGTCAACGTCGAAAGAATCTACAAGCAAATAGCAACAGCCAAGGAGAAGAAATGAACATTGGCGCCTTAACGGCCAAAGTTGCAACTGTCGGCGGACCCAAAGTCCAGCTCGCAGCTGCCAAGGTAGCAAAATACAGCCCCCAGATCCTCACTGCGGTGGGTATCGTCGGCGGTATCGCATCAACCGTCATGATCGCTCGTGCCACCCTCAAGGTAGAGGCGCTTGTCGAGAACCACGAGATGGGTCGCCGTGTCATTGCCGATAAGACGGTCAATGACGAGTATGCCTCGGACCGGGACCGTACCAAGGACCTGACGTACCTTTACGTGCGCAGTGGTCTTGACTGGGTCAAGCTCTACGGACCGGGTGTCTCGCTTGGTGTGGCGTCCATCGTTTCCATCATCGCCGCGCAGGGTATTCAGCAGAAGCGTCAGGTTGCGCTCGTCGCGGCTGTCAAGTCGGCTGAGTCGGCCTTTGCGGCCTACCGTGCTCGCGTGATCGAGGCCATCGGTGAGGAGAAAGAGCGGGAAATCCGCTACGGTATCTCTACCGAGATCGTCGAGGACGAGAACGGCAAGAAGACCAAGGTCCGCACCTTTGACCCGAGCGGTCTTTCCGACTACGTCCGTTATTTCGACGAGCACAACATCAATTTCAAACATGGTACTAGGGAGCTCAACCTCCTGTTCCTTAAGAACATTCAGAACTGGGCAAATGACCGCCTGAATGCTCGTGGTTACGTCTACCTCAACGAGGTTTACGGCTGGCTTGGCTTTGACGACGTCCCTGCCGGCCAGGTCGTTGGATGGCTCCACAAGGACTTCAACAACGGTGACGGATATATCGACTTCGGTTGGGATAACCCCGTCAACGAGCAGGCCAAGAAGTTCATTGACGGACACGACGGCGGTATCCTCCTCGACTTCAACGTCGACGGCGAAATCATGAGCAAACTCTAACCAACCCGACTAGAAAGGCTGAAATATGGCTAAGAAAGAGTTGAAGCTTTACCGCTTTCCTAAGAACAACCGAGTGTTTGTCGAAATAGAGGCAGCAAACCTCAACGACGCCCGAATCATATTTCAGCAAATTCACGGCTACTGGCCTGACAAGGAGATAACAGATGACCTCGAGTGACACCCCGCGACCCAAGCCGGCTCCGCCGAAGCCCAAGCCTACGGCAGAAGCTCCGGTAAAGGCCGCAAATACGCCTAAGGCCGAGAAACCCAAGTTCGTGCGCAAGCCTCACCTGACCGAGCGCCCGTTCAAGGCACACGAGGGCCTTCTGGAACTTCAGAAGCAGCTAGAGAAGAAATCTCCCAGCCAAGCCCGATCAAACAAGGGGAAGAAGTAGATGGAAAAGAAATCAATCCTGATCAATGCCGGCATATTCGTCGCAGGGGCCGGTATCGGCTTCGGTGTGGGATATCTGGTGTCGAAGCGTAAGTACTCGGCAATCGCTGAGGAGGAAATCGAGTCGGTTCGTGCGGCATACGCTAAGAGCGCTACGCCCAAGCCCGATCTCACGTCCTTCCGGAGCAATTACGTCGCCCCCGACGTGATGGAACTTCCCGTTCCGAGCGCTGACGAGGTTATCCGCGACAACGGATATTCGGCTGACTCTGACGAGACCGACGCTGATGCCTTCTTCAAGGCCCACGGCCGGCCTCCGACAACGATGGAACTCATCCAGATGGGTCAGGGCATCGAGCCCTCGGAATTCGTGCGAGACCGTGCTGATGGCGACGACGTCAGTGTTGTCGAGGGTAACCTCTTCGAGACGCTAAACGACGCCGATCCGGAGGACCTGGGGCCTGGTGTGGACGAGCTTCCGCCGCGAAGCCCCGACCGTCCTTACGTTATTCCGGCCAAGGAATGGTATCTGAACGAGACCAACTACGATCAGATCACTCTGACGTACTGGGCCGATGACGATGTCCTGGCGGACGACGGAAACCGCATGATCCACGAAATCGACACTGTTGTGGGGGCTACCAACCTTCACCGCTTCGGTTTCTTGAGCGAGGACCCGGATATTGTCTATGTCCGCAACGAGCAGCTCAAGGCTGACTACGAAATCACTAAGGACGAGCGAAACTACGCTGAAATCGTTCTCGGAATCCCTGTGGATGACGAGCGAGACAGTAAGGTTCCTCGCCGGATGAGGGGTAATGAAGAGCAATGAGAAAACACTGGATGAACGGTATCTAGACTGGCTCTATAAGCACATAGGGCCCACTCAAAACCGGAACCCCGCGCGATCATATTGGCTATTAGCCACGGCCCTTTACCAAAAGGAATTTAAGTGGTTTATTCCCAACGATGACAACCGGGTTGAAGACGGCAAAGAGCTCCGTGAGGAATTCATTGACGAGACGTCGGCCGAGCGTGATATTCTCTGGATGGACGAAGGTTGTTCCATGCTAGAGATGTTAATTGCGCTCGGCCGACGTTGTGCATTCGAAACCAGCGAAGAACCTTTCGAGTGGTTTTGGGTTTTAGCGGATAATCTAGGCCTTCGTCCGTTTGTGGATGAGGAATTTACCGACGATTACGTTATAGACGTCGATGTGATTCTTGATCGAGTGATTGACCGTACGTACGAGCCTGACGGGCGCGGCGGGTTATTCCCCCTGCGTCACCCTGAGGAAGATCAGCGAGCAGTAGAGATCTGGTATCAGATGGCCGCATATTTAAGAGAAAACAATGCTAGTTAAGAGAGGAGGAGTTAGTGGATTTCTACCAAATCAAAGAGGTTGACGACAAAGGCAAGAAGGGTATCGTAACGGTATATCCTGATTTCCGAGTTACTCGATCAAAAGACCTGATGGTCCGTGCTAAGAGCTTCTACGCAATATGGGATGCTGAGCAGGGCATGTGGTCCAGGGACGAGTTTGACGTTCAGCGTCTTATGGATGAGGATATTAAGCAATACGAAGTCCAAACTCAAGCGTTTGAAGTACATCGCAAGCTGCTTGGTAACTTCAGCTCGAATAGCTGGCTGCAATTCCGCAACTACGTAGGCCACTTAAGCGACTCATATGTCCAGTTGGACGAGAAGCTGACCTTTAGCAACACAGTTGTAACCAAGGAAGACTACGTATCACGGCGCCTGCCATATCCTCTCGAGGCGGGCAACTGCGAGGCCTTCAAGGAGCTCATGGAGGTCCTGTACGACCCGGATGAGCGCGCTAAGCTTGAATGGGCTATTGGGGCAATCGTTGCGGGAGACGCTAAGGATATTCAGAAGTTCGTAGTCCTCTACGGTAAGGCCGGTAGCGGTAAGAGTACAGTTCTTAACATCATCCAGTGGCTCTTCGAGGGATATTTGGCAGTCTTTGAGGCCAAAGCTCTTGCTGGTAGTAACAACCTCTTTGCGACCGAGGCGTTTAGGCACAACCCCCTTGTGGCGATTCAGCACGACGGTGACCTCAGCAAAATCGAGGACAACACCAAGCTGAATAGCATTATCAGCCACGAGGACCTTCTCATCAACGAGAAGAACAAGCCTAGCTACATGTCTCGGATCAACGCGTTCCTTTTCATGGGAACGAACAAGCCGGTGCATATTACGGACGCAAAGTCGGGTATTATCAGGCGACTGATTGACGTGCACCCGTCGGGGCGGCTTCTTACCCCGCGTAAGTACCAGGTCCTCATGTCTCAGATCAAATTTGAGCTTGGGGCTATCGCCTGGCACTGCCTGCAGGTATATCGTGAGATGGGTAAGGACTTCTACGCGTCCTACCGCCCCGTCGAGATGATGCTGCAGACGGACGTGTTCTACAACTTCATCGAGGCATATTTCGACGTCTTCAGTGGGCAGGATGGTGTGACCCTCAAGCAGGCTTACAAGCTGTACGAGGAATTCGTCACGGAAACCAACGTGCCCTACAAGTTAGCGCAGTATAAGTTCCGTGAGGAGCTTCGCAACTACTTCGAGAACTTTGAGGATCGCCACGAGATGCCCGATGGGACGAGAGTCCGCTCCTGGTACTCTGGTTTCTCCGCCGACCGCTTCAAGGTGCAGACGGTCAAGGACGAGATGGCATTTTCGCTTGTCCTTGACTCGGATGAGTCTATATTCGACAAAGAGATGGCTAAGCAGCCTGCGCAATACAGCAACAAAGCAGGCAACCCTACCCGCTACTGGACAAATGCGCCCAGGACGAACGATAAAGGGGAGGAATTCACTCCATCTCACGACCAGGTCGTATCGACTGTTCTGGCAGATCTGGATACTAAGCGCGAGCACTACGTTAAGGTTCCGCTTAACCATATTGTCATCGATTTCGACCTTACGAACGAAAATGGAGAGAAAAGCGCAGAGCTTAACCTGGAAGCGGCGTCACAGTGGCCGGCGACTTACGCAGAGTTTAGTAAGAGCGGTGCAGGAATCCACCTACACTACAACTACGAGGGCGACGTCACCGAGCTTAGAAGAATCTTTGAGCCTGGAATTGAGATCAAAGTATACAACGGAGACTCAGCCCTTAGGCGTCGTCTCTCAAAGTGTAACAACGTCCCAGTTGCTACACTGAACAGCGGCTTGCCGTTGAAGGAGAAAAAAGTGATCAACAAGGAGGCGATTAAGTCAGAGAAGGGGTTGCGGGACCTTATTGCAAGAAATCTCAATAAGGAAATTCACCCGGGAACAAAGCCCTCGATCGACTTCATCAAGCATATTCTGGATGAGGCTTACAACAAAGAAGGTTTCACGTACGATGTGAGCGACCTTCGTCCTAAGTTAATGGCGTTTGCCAACAACTCGACGCATCAGGCGCTGACGTGCCTCAAGATCGTCATGGACATGAAGTTGGCCTCAGAGGATATCGGAGAGAAGGGCCTGCCCACTGAGTACGGTGGGGAAAAAGAGCTTGTCTTCTTTGACGTCGAGGTGTTCCCTAACCTCTTCGTTATTTGCTGGAGCTACGAAGACAGCGACGATGTTGTTCGAATGGTCAACCCGACCGCACAGGCCGTAGAGGAGCTTCTGCCTCTGCTTCTTGTGGGCTTTAACTGCCGCCGCTACGACAACCATATTCTGTATGCCGCAAGCCTGGGCTACTCGAATATTCAGCTTTACCGGCTGTCTAAGCGCCTTATCGAAGGGGAGAAGAATGCATATTTTGGTGCGGCTTATAACATCAGTTATACTGACATCTTTGACTTTGCTTCTGAAAAGAAGACACTAAAGAAATGGATGCTCGAGCTTGGCCTTCGCCACCTCGAGAACCAGTATGACTGGGATCAGCCCGTCCCGGAGGAAAAGTGGGGCGAGATTGTTGAGTACTGCGTAAACGACGTCCTGGGAACGAAGGCGGTCTTCAAGCACCGTCGTCAGGACTACGTGGCACGGCAGATCCTTGCCGACCTCTCGGGTCTCAGCATGAACTCCACTACTCAGCAGCACACCGCCAAGATTGTATTTGGCGATGACCGGAAGCCCCAAGACAAGTTCGTATATCGTGACCTGTCTGAGACTTTCCCGGGCTACGAGTACAAGTACGACCCTGAGAAGAAGCGGAGTGTCTCGACATATCGTGGTGAGAACCCGAGTGAGGGCGGTTACGTATTTGCCAAGCCGGGCATGTACACCAACGTTGCAGTACTGGATATTCAGTCGATGCACCCCACCTCGATCGAGGCGCTTGACCTGTTTGGGCCCTATACGCCTAACTTTAGCGAACTCAAGGCTGCCAGGCTTGCAATTAAGCACGGCGACTACGAGGCTGCTCGAGGGATGCTTAACGGGGCCCTTGCAAAGTATCTGACGGACGAGAACGAGGCTCAGGCCTTATCCTACGCCCTTAAGATCGTCATTAACATCGTCTATGGCCTCACCGCTGCGTCTTTTGACAACTCGTTCCGTGACCCGCGCAATATCGACAACATCGTCGCTAAGCGTGGTGCTCTGTTCATGATTGACCTGAAGAATGCTGTCCTTGAGGGTGGATACGACGTTATTCACATCAAGACCGACTCGATTAAGATACCAAACGCTACGAAGGAAATCATCGACTTCGTGATGGAGTTTGGTAGGCAGTACGGGTACGAATTCGAGCACGAGGCAACCTACGAGAAGATGGCGCTGGTCAACGACGCCGTCTATATTGCTAGAGTTGCCGCGGGTAAGAAGCCGGCTCACTGGGAGGCGGTTGGGGCGGAATTCAAACACCCTGTCGTCTTAAAGACGCTGTTTAGCAAGGAAAAAATCGAGTTTGCTGACATGGCTGAGACTAAGGCAGTGCAGAAGGGCGCTATCTACCTCGACTACGAGGGCGACGACGTTGCTATGGCACTGATGAAGGACAACATGAAGCAGTTCATTGGTAAGGTAGGAAGCTTCGTCCCCGTCACTGAGGGTGGAGGTACACTGCTGCGTATCGATGACGGCAAAGAATATGCGGTAACCGGCACTAAGGGTTATCGCTGGCTCGAGGCGGAGTTTGTCAAGCAGACCGGCAAAGAGAAAGACGTCGATCCGAAGTACTACGACAAGCTCGTCAACAGCGCAGTAGCAACCATCCGTAAATTTGGAGACTTTGAGGAGTTCATAAGTTGACAGAAAACCTTCGTGATGTACTTACCTTCGTCAGTCCTGACGGCGGAAAAATCACCATGACGATGGATAACTATCCGGCCAAGGAAATCGAGCGATTGAAAAAGCGCCTTTCCGAGAACGGATGGGAGTTTGTCGAGCACGACGTCAGCGTCATCGACACGTCGTGGATCGGCAAGTTCAGTCCATATTTCGCGGCCGCTGTCGTGGGCATGATCGTTCAGTGGATCATCCAGGCCTGGCTTGGATCCAATGTCTGAGCGCAAACCCATAGTGGAGTGCAGTGTGTGCCGGCTCTTGGTCGTTATGAACGATCTGGGGCTGGTCACATCGCATTTTCCGCCTGGAGATCCCACCAAAAAGAAGGCCTGCACAGGTTCCAACCAGTCCGGCACAATATATCCGACCTAAGGAAGCTTAGATGATTAAGCAGACGTACGTCCCGGTATATTTGCCGGATCGTACTAAAATTGGCACGGCTCACGTAGATATTACGAACGGCACGGCCACAATCAAGATCCAGTCCGACTCAGACCTGATGGAACTGCTTGGCGAGAACCTCGTCGGTTTCTCTGTCATGTATTTAGGTGCTGAGCGTTTAGAAAGAAAAACAGAAGGAGAAGAAACTGATGGCAGCACCTAAGCGTCCGTATATTCCGGACTACACGATCAAGGATGCCAAGATCCGCTGGCGTAACTTTGCCGGCCGCGAGGAGAAGTACAACCGTAAGGGAGACCGTAACTTTACGATTTTCCTCAACGAGCACGACTCCAACCGACTGACCGAGATGGGTCTGAACGTCAAGACCCTGCCCGTTCGTGAGGGCTACGAGGACGAGCCGCCTCAGGATATCCTCAAGGTCAAGGTCAACTTCAAGGGCCGTCCTCCGCGTCTGGTGCTTGTCACCTCTCGTGGTCGCACGCAGCTTGGCGAGGACGAGGCTATGATGCTCGACACCGCTGAGATGGCTAAGGTGGACCTTATTCTCTCGCCTTACTGGTGGGAGGTCGACGGCAAGGAGGGTATCGCTGTCAGTCTCAAGGCCATCTACATGACCATCGTCGAGGATGAGCTCGAGGTGGCATACGGCGACCTTCCCGAGGCCACTGGTTCTCTCCGCGGTCGTGAGTACACCCAGGAATACGAGGGCGAGGACTAAATGGACTTCGTCGCGTTCTTAGCCGGCGTTGGAACCATTATGATTGGCATCATATTTGGTTTCTCGATGGCTATGAGTAAGGGCACCACCAAAACTAAGGAGAAGGAAGACAATGGCAGTTAAGGAACTCAGCAACAGGGTTGTCACCAAGAAAGCCGACAACAACGGCCGTTCGGTCAAGCTCACCAAGGCCAACATCGGCCCGGTCTGCGTCTGGCTCGGCGACGCTCTCATTTCCTGGGAGGGCGGGCTTACCAAGCCGCTCAAGATCAAGCTGAAGACCCCCAAGGGTCCTCGAGTGGCCGGCCTGGATGACGTGATTGTCAAATATGGCACTCGTCGCAACGGCGGCAAGGTCACCTTCGAGGTCCACAAGGCTTCCTAGAGGCACCGCAACGCAGGTGGGGTCTTGAGGCGATATTCCAAGGCCCCACCTGTCTGCTTTAACCATATTCCAAGGAGAAGAATTAGATGGACGTCAAGACTTACGAAAAAATCAGCACCACCGTCGAGGTTGTCAAGTACGAGGGCGGCCACATGGAAGCCATGGCGATCTCTCGCTGGCTGGGTGCGGGTAGCGCCTATATTCCGCCGACTGCAACCGACCCTCGCGAATACGTGCAGGTCCCCACCATGTTTGGTCCTAAGGACTGCAAGCCCGGTCACTACATCGTCAAGATCGGCCCCCAGGATTTCCTTGTCTACAAGCCGGAGGCGCTCGACGCCGAGTACCGAGAGGTTAAGACAAGTGATCACCCTCTCGTTAAGCACGCTATGGACGAGCTTGCGCGATTCCCCAATGAGGATATGGACTTCAAGCAGTCCATTGTCAACGCTATCGTGGGTTTTACGTACTACAAAGGCCACTCCGGCAGCTCTGCCGAGATTGCTACTCACATGATATCTGCTCTGCTGCGTGGAGAGAACCTTCTGCCCCTTACGGACGACCCGGAGGAGTGGGAGCTTCGTTCTGGCGCTCAGTACGGAATGCCGATGGATCTCTGGCAAAACAAGCGCAATAGCAAGGCCATTTCCGAGGACGGCGGTAAAACCTACTACCGTGTTGACGAGAAGCCGGAGGGCGAGGAGGACAGCGAGGGCCGAGTACCTGTCAAGATCTACAAGTCCGAGCCGCACGACTTCAAGCCTGAGATCGACCCGGAGGACCTTAAGAGCGAGGTTGTAGAGTGAGCGCAGTAGAGCAGGGTAACTTCTATATTTGCCCGGAGTGCTTTCAAGGCAAACATGGCAACTGCAACGGTATCGCCAACCAGAATGACGACAACACCGTAGAGGCTTGTTTCTGTCGTGTCGCCGCGCATCCTAACCGACAGCCCTTGCGTCACCCCGCTACGGATGAGATTATGGTCGAGTTCGAGACGGAGGACAAGAGTAAGCTGGATATTGACGGGATGACATTCGTTGTGTCTCAGCAAATCGACCGGAAAACTCGTCAGATCTTAGATGAGAAGATGGTGCCTCTGCCGGGTATCAATATTCCTTTTGTGCCACTTACGGAAGAGAACAGTGCGGATGCTATGCACCGTTTCCCGCCGGTCCCGGTCAATGTGCCTGAGAACGATCCGGGTATCTTGGCGGAGGCCTTTCCCGAGGTCGTCGAGGATCGATATTTCAACGTCCGTATGAAGCCTAACCGGGCTATCATTCAGGATCTCTTGGATGTCGAGGTCGAGAACGACAACGGTGACTGGGTGCCTCTGGTGCCGGCGCCCTTTGCCTCATATTTGTGGCTTAACCGCTGCTTGTGTGGCAAGTTCCGTCTTGGTATCATGCGCTACCAAGAGCACTACGCCTACGCTCATATTCTAGGAATGGACGAGATGTGACACATGTAAAACACCCAAATTTAGAATCGGATAAGGGGTTAAGGACGCGAATAAACGTACCTTTATCCATGTGCGTCATACACCAGGTTAACGCTGATAACACCGAAGGCGCTCTTGCAAATTTTGTGATTGGCGGAGTATCCGTCTGTGTGGACCACCTAAAGTCAATTACAGCTTTGCTTGTAGACCGTGAGGACTTCTGGATTGACGACGCAGTAGACGCTGTCCTTGCGGAATCGATGGAAGAGTAATGACACGCGATCGCGGAGCACAGCCTGAGAGGGTTGTACACGACGACCAGACGGTAGCCAAGGTGTATTTTGCTTTAGCTTCCGCTGGGATAACCGGTCAGCTCGCTATTGACGCGGTTAACCAAATGCAAAACCAGGGGATCTTATTTAGGGAGCGTGACGAGCGCCCTGAGAAAGCCCCGCAAGGATTAACGGAGAAGAATTGATGGTTAACAAACGCGCTATTATCCTGACAGACGCCGAGAACCTCATCAACGGCGATCGTGCGCAGTCTTACGGTCCGCCTCAGGCGAGCTTCAGCCGCATTGCCAAGCTTTGGGCGGCAATGGGCTTCACTGTCAAAGTGGAGGCTCACGATATGGATGTCGTGTATCGTGAGCCAAACGCTACTGATGTGGCACTCGCGCTTATTCAGCTCAAGGCGGCACGTCTGACGGCTTCCCCCGACCACGAGGACAGCTGGGTAGATATTGCCGGCTATGCGGGATTAGGTGGTGAGATTGCGCTGGGTGGGTTATTGCTAGACGAGGAAAAGACTGATCCTACCGTAAGGCATGGGGTAAGTCTTTTGTACACCCCAACTAGAAACAAGAACGTTGTCAATTGCTCTTTGTGTTTCGAGAAGGTTTTCCGAGGTGAAATGGAGAATCACGCAGATGCACATCAGGTAACGGTTTTTGAGGTGGCGCTGTAGGCTCGCAAAAATTACATGGGTTATAATGACACCCCTACGAAAGGATAAACTCATGTTTGCATCCATCATCGCAACCCTCCTCACCCCTGCTCCGCGCAAGGTCGCTCCCGCGAACGACGAAATGATTCGTTGCTCCTCGGCTACCTGCTCGCTGTGCAATGGGATGAAGAAGGAAGGCGACTTTGAATTCAGCCACTTCATTCTCCAGTACTAAGTCACACAAAAACCAACAGACCCTAACACGGTCTTAGGTTTTTTACTTTTCGTAGGGGTAACTCGTCTGAGCGAGTATAAATAGTTTCTTAGGCTCAGAGCGGGTGGTCTGACAAGGGTAGAGGCGAACAAGCCATACTTACAGCTAAGGGAAGATTGATCCATATACCCATCTTCCACCACCGTGAAAAACTTGCTGCGTCATACACTTCTTGGAATAGAGAAGATACAAAGTCCCTGACAACGCTGTTTCCCTGTATACGCGCTTAAACATTAAGGTGCACTTATGAAGCTGTCTTACCGGCATCATATTTAAGCATGCGCGTCAGGTTTTAATCACCATCATCTGACAGGTTATTTATTAACCTTTACCCGTCCTAGGCACGACACTAAACTGCCTGTCAACCCCTCATAGCTCAGCCGGTTAGAGCAGCGGACTCATAATCCGTCGGTCCTCGGTTCAAGTCCGAGTGAGGGGACGCTTGTTGGTAGGCAAGACGGGGCTGGTCCGACACACGGGTATCACCCATATCTGACGATGGTGGCGGAGGGTGATATTAAACGACCGCCGATTCTGAAAAGGCGCCCGTTCTCGCAATAAATACACGGGGTATAATGACACCAACGAAAGGAACATCATGCCCCGTTTCTTCTGGAACCTCGAAGCTTTTACCACAGTCCTCGACCGCAGTCAGCAATTCAACAACGAATTCGCCACGATTCGCGCCACGATTGAAAGTCGTCCGATCCTCATCGCCACTCCCGGCGAGCTGATCCGGATGACGATCATCCTGCGCGAACTCAAGCGACTTCACAAAGAAATGGCTGCGATCGCCGACCAGTTTGAGCGCGAGCTCTAAGAACCAGCATAACCCTAATCACTGTCAACAAACCAACAGCCCCTAACACGGGCTTAGGTTTTTGCTTCTTGGAGAAATACTCCAAGTAAGAGAAAGGAAACCCATGTGGTTTTTGTTCTCTAGGGGCTACAACGACGAGACATATGGGTACGTTTACCATTATCTCTGGGTTGGGGTCCAACTCCCGCGCATTCACAGGTATAGGAAGTGGATTCCTATATTCTTGTACAAGCGGCGAGTGTACTGAGTACCACGTCCGAAATGACGTTAAACTAAAGATAGCAGTAAGCCCCTATAGCTCAGTTGGTAGAGCAGCGGACTTTTAATCCGCGGGTCCTCGGTTCGAGTCCGAGTGGGGGTACGCAACACGAGGGGCTTTCTATATTCAAGGTATAACCAAACGTCGGGTTGACCCTTGAACGGATAGACATAAGGTTCGAGTCCTTGAGCTCCACAGATCCGGCTAGCCCCGGTAAGGGCTTTTCACGACAAGGCACCGATGCCGGATGTAGGGTGCACGGCCAGCTACCCACCTGTTACCGCAGAGAGCTGGATTTTATCGTAGGAGTGAGCCTTTGGCTTTTATCCTACATATCCTGACGAGTTTCCCCCAATCTGCGTCAGGGCTCCTGGGCATGAGTTTAAAAGGCCCGCCTATCATATTCACACAACCACCGTCAAAGGGGATGTAATGCTGTTGTTTGATCGGCTTGAAGATGCAGAAGACGTAGTGTCAGAGTGCGTATTCTGCAAGAAGCCCAAGTTTATTGTCCACACCATCAACAACGCCGTCCGTCAGATTGAATACGGTGTTGACCGGTGCGTCAAGAAGTTGTGCGACGAGCACTGCAAGTGGGATCACACCGGCAAGGCTTACACGCTCGACTGGGGCGACGAGGATCATGTGGACATGGTTAGTTAGCAACAGGCACCTCTAGCCCAACGGTAGAGGCAATAGGTTTAGGTCCTATACAGTGTGGGTTCGAATCCCACGGGGTGTACGCTTGTGGTAGCAAGACAGGTTTAGTCCAACCTCCGTCCAAAAGAGACGGTAAGCATTTTCTATCTACCAATAGATCTTGCGAAATATGGCTACACAATAGTGCAATAATTACGGAAGCAACGTTCCTCGGGGTTTAGAGTGAAACAAAGCTAGAGTACGTAGTATTGTCCGGTTATATTTAGACAAAATTCCCTTTGTCAATTAAATCAATCCGGCGGGTAGGCCACGATACGGTCTACGCTCCCTTAGCCCAATGGCAGAGGCAACGGACTTAAAATCCGTTCAGTGTGGGTTCGAGTCCCACAGGGAGTACGCAGGTACGGATGCATATTTTATAAAAGGGTAACACCCACCGTACAACCCGCAAGATAAGCTGAAACTCGTATCGACAAACACGTGTGAGTCTCGAATGTTTCTGAGCGGATGTTCCAGAGAACAACAGCACAAACACTCTGGGGTAACTCTAGTGGTTTAACGCGGTAAAACGGCAGTAGAAATGTTGACACTGATGCGGGTTCAAATCCCGCCTAGAGTACGGATAGACAAGGGGTAAAAACAGGCGACGGCCTGCGCCGGGACGTTTGATGCGTTCTGAACCGGCGACCTTTAACGACAAAAGTTGCCATACCCTTATAGCGCCTTGTCTATCTCATTATTTGGGCCTCGTGGTAAGCCCAAACCTGAGCGGAATACGCAGGGAAGAAATAAGCCACGGCCGAACCGGAGGTACATTGGTAGCCAGTCCCGGAGTAAGCGACTGGTGAATAGTATATGTGACCTGGGCATGTCCTAAAACTGCCCGCTTAAACTTTATGAAAGGAGTTTATGATGGAAAAGAGAGATTACCTCAAAGAGCTCAAAGAAGAGCTTGACGCTCTGATAGAAGACCAAAGAGAGTTCCCAACCGATTACAAAGATCGGCGTATCATGGAACTGACAAACCGCCTATCCAACTATGGCCCTAGAAAGGTTAACAATGCTGATATCACATCCTGACGTTGAGGAAGTTAACGACCTCATCACGCAAACTTACGAGGAGCCTGAGAACCCTGCTGAGCACCGCGCTCACATTGTCAACCCTCCTAAGAACCTCCATATTTGGCAGGAAGGTATGACGGCCAAGGAGATGGTCGACATTGCTCGGAATGCCGGCTATGAGTTAACAGCTCTTTGCGGCTATACGTGGGTTCCTAAATTCAATCCGGAAAATCTTGACGCTTGTGGTGTCTGCATTGAGATTGCCGGACAGCTCATGCGAGAGATGGGCGAATAAACACGCCATTTGGTTTTTGCCTCTTGTATCACTTTCTGGAAGGAGAAAAAGATAATGGCTACTATTACGATTAAAGAACCCGAGGGTCCATATTCGGCCACAATAGACACAGGTGTTATGGACGTGGTCTTAAAGCAAACCTTTATCGGAGTTACTTTTGTGACCGAGGAGGGTAAGGAACTCCACGTGTCTATGCGAGACGGAGGTTACGAAATTTATTGCCCTGAGGACACCTATCTTAATGTCCGAAGAAAAGCCTAACGTCCCTTGGGATAGTCGGTGGAGACGTATACCGGCATTTCCTGGTTATTACATAAGTCAGTATGGCGATGTCTTTAACATGAATCGTAAGGCTTTGGTAAAGCCATATCGTAACTCGCGTGGTAGCCGCTGTATACGTATTTACAGGAAAGACGCTCAAGGGTGGACTGGTTACAGCCGTTTGGTAGCTAAGCTGCTGCGAGAGATATTTCCAAGAGAGGCGACGATGACTGATTTAGCACCAATGACCCTTGGCGATGAGGTGCAGGCCATGCGGGCAAGGCTTGAGGCCTCTCCGGACGGTGAGTACCATATTCCGGGCGTCAAGTTCTCAGACCGCAATCCGACCGTTGCAAATCTGCATGCACTGATGAGTCGCCTCAGTTTCTATTTCCCCGAGTATGTCTGGATCACAGCAGACTCGTGGAGGCCCGAAGAAACTGGTATTACTGTGCGATGGCGTCGTAAGACTAAGCCGATTACAGACAACGTTAAAATTAAGGAGATAAACAGATGAGTTTTATAGAGTTTGACCCGGACGATAAGATTAAACAAGACGCTGCTGCCGCTACTGCTTATCTAATATTTGAGCGCTCAAGAGCTGCAATGATCCGCCTTTTGGGTGCTCAGGAAGACTACCTTGAGCGGATAGTGTCGGCGCTAGGTATTTCGGTAGAGGAATTTGTTGAAAACTACGATGTCGAATACAAAAATATCCAGACCGAATACGACACGCTTGCTAACACCGTGACCCTTCGTTTTAGCCAGGAATTCCGAGTTGTGCCTAAGGAGAAAAAGTGATGTTCACCAAGAGTATCTATGCTTACACCGACATGCTGCAGCGAATTGGGCTAAACCCAAAAGAGCTTGGCGCTGTCATGCTACCTGTCGAGCCATTTGACATATTTGGCGAGGGACGTGACCAGCTTCTCGATGTGGAGGATCTGTACGTCTCTGAGGACCCTGAGCTGTGGTGGGTTAATGGCGATGTGAGTGACAAGGCGCATATTACGCTGCGCTATGGCCTACTGACGCCTGCTTACGAGCAGAAAGAGAATGTCGACGAGTTACTTGCCGATTGGGACATGCCAGAGTACTTTGTCCCTGAGCGTATTACGTTCTTTCCCTCTAACGTGCCGTCCGACCCTAACTACGCCGCAATCGTGGTGGAGATCGACGATCCACATCTCGAGGAGGCCCACGCTCGGCTGTCATATTTGCCGCATGTCAACACCTTTCCTAAATACCGCTCTCACATGACGATTGCCTATGTGCGGTTGGCTGCAGCTCAAAGGTGGATGGATGTGCTGTCTGACGCGCAGTTCCATATTTATGTTAAAGAGGGTGGACTGGACTATGGGGAAAAGAAGTGAGGATCGAGGTCGGTGAAGAATCAGCTGCTAAAGAATCATTTAGACGTGTGATTAATCACTTAACGGAAGCCGACAAACAACATGGCATATTTGACCCTGAGAACAAATTAGGTCATGATCTTGCAAGGTTGGAAAAGATGATTGACCAACTTGAAGAGGTTGAAAGGGCGAAAAAGTGAGCACTATAGTAACGAGAGACACTGTATTCCAACATCTTTACTCGAGAACCCACAAACACAAGTTTCGCTTAGTAAAGGGGATTTACAAACGCCGTGAGGGTAAGTTCTTAGATTTTAGGTGTATCACTTGTGGTCATCAGCACCTGTATGATCGAGATCTTTTCTACGATAACCTTTACCGTGGTTTCTTTGCTCGTCGTTGGCAGATGATTAAGCATCCTATTTTTGGTCGTGGTGGTAAAAGACCCCTTAAGGAGTTTGCATGAAAGTTTCTGAGTTAATTTTGAAGCTGAAAGAGTTAAATCAAGATTTTGATATAGTTTTGGTTTCAGACCGGGGTCTTGACGAGCCAAGTATATCAGGTCCTTATAAAGATAATCCTAACGAGTACTGGATGGGCTGACATGAAAGTCTCTGAACTAATAAACCAGCTAAAAGAGCTGCCTGGTGACGCCATTGTAATGGACTACAGTGATGGCGATGGTAACGAAGTGCTGCACGTTAAGTACGACGCGCCTAGTCAGACTGTCTGGATGTCAGGCGATATTCCGTTGTCGGGGGCAGAGCTCCAGATGTCCACGGAAAAGCACCTAGCCGCCATTCTAACGGCTTGGAACACTACAGACGGGTATAAGATATATCCTGAGCTTCACGACGCTCTACGGGCCGCTGAGCTGGACTTTGATGGGGTCGAGTTTGAGGGAGATAAAATTGCCTAGGGTTCTTAATATATCGGAGTTAAGGAAAAAACCTTGGCCTGAAAACGCTGTCTACATAGGTCGTTCTAGGAGAGGTAGCAACTGGGGTAACCCTTTTGTTATGCGTAGTGAGAAAGACCGATTAAAAGTAATTAACCAATACCGTGATTTCTTGTTGTCTAAACCGGATCTTATTGAAAAAGCTCAAAAAGAACTTAGAGGTAAAGATCTAGTATGTTACTGTGCACCTAAGTTTTGTCACGGAGACATTTTGTTAGAAATAGCTAATGGCTAATGTCGAGTTAGCACCGCACCAAATCGAAGCAATTGGTAAGATGCACAATGGTTGTATTCTGAAAGGAGGTGTTGGCAGTGGGAAGACGAGAACAGCCCTGGCCTATTTCTACACCAAAGAAGCAAGGGGAACGCTCCGTATTAACGGTCGGGGTGATACGACAGAGCCAGCTACACCAAAGGATATCTACGTCATCACAACTGCCAAGAAACGTGACAGTAGAGATTGGGAGGCAGAAGCCCTTCCGTTCGTTCTGGCTACAAGTCCAGGGACCAGTGTCGGAGGCATTAAATTTACGGTTGACTCCTGGAACAATGTTCAAAATTACACGGAGGTAAAGGATGCCTTCTTCATATTTGATGAACAGCGATTGGTTGGAAGTGGTGCATGGGTTAAAGCCTTTCTCAAGCTTGCAAAACACAATCGGTGGATCATGCTGTCGGCGACCCCTGGGGACAATTGGATGGACTATATTCCCGTCCTTGTGGCCCGTGGTTTCTATAAAAACCGTACGGAGTTCATTCGGCGTCACGTTGTATATTCAACGTTCACGCAGTTCCCTAAGGTGGATCGCTATGTGGAAACCCGCCATCTGGAAGCTCTACGGCGCCGAATGGTTGTCGATATGGAGTTTGCTCGACACACTACTAGGCACATACGTTCCGTTAGTGTGTCGCATTCTGAAGAGAATTTCAATCGAGTCTGGAAAGACCGATGGCATATATTCGAAGAAAGGCCGATTCGTGATGTCGGCGAGCTATATCGTGTGGCTCGCCGAGTGGTCAACTCTGATCCGGATCGAGTGGCTGCTGTTATGCAAACGCTTGAGAAACACCCACGACTTATTGTGTTCTACAATTTCGATTACGAGTTGGAGATACTCAGGGTCATTGGCAGTACCCTCGGAATACCAACCGCCGAGTGGAACGGTCACAAACATAACGATCTACCAGAAACCGACAAGTGGCTCTACCTCGTACAATACACAGCCGGCAATGAGGGATGGAATTGCACTACGACAGACGCCATACTCTTCTATTCGCTAAACTATAGCTACAAGATCTTTGAGCAGTGCATGGGTCGGATCGATCGTATGAACACACCATATTTTGATCTGAACTATTATGTACTGCGGTCTGATACGCCTATTGACAGGAGCATCTGGAAAGCCATTGTGACTAAGAAGAACTTCAATGAAAGGAGTCTGGTGCCGGTATGGGAGCAGTTACCTCAGGCCGCTTAGTTGAATACGAGTGGCGAGAGGTTCCGGGTTTCCCGGAATATGAGGTAACAAGTCTGGGTCACATTCGTCGAAAGAAGAATAAAGTAGCCCATGCGACTCATTTTACGGGCACTACGGAGACTGTACAGCTCACTAAGGACGGCAAAAGATACCACAGAACGCTCACTTCTATAGTAAAAGCGGCCTTCCCAGGGGTCCTTTATCCATGATGGGTAGCGTGAAAATGATACAAGAAAATGATACAAGACTTCCCCAACCTGGGAGTTTCCTGAGAAAACGCTGAGAGCCAAAAAGGGCCAAAAAGCCCAAAAACGTGTTTCAAAAATGGGCGTCTTGTATCATTTTAATTCAAAAATGGGCGGAGAAAAACCCAGTAAAACACTGGGAAGTAGGGCCTTTCCGCCCAAAAACCCAAAAATTTTCTTAAGTTACTTTCTGAGAGAATAAAAAATATAGTAAGCTAATTAATCAAGTTTTACAAAAATGGGCGAAATCACCGGTCAAGACCTCCCTCGCACGGAAAACATAGGTTATAATAGAAGGAATAGAATGTCTCTAGACATACTTGACCTTTAGTTTTTGCAAAGGAGTGTTGATGACCAAGTTAGAGGCGGAGTTTCAGGCAAAACTCGTAAAAGAGTTTGAGGAACTCCTTCCTGAATGTATGGTCCTTGTAAAGCCGGGCTACTATATTCAGGGCTTTCCTGACTTGATGATCCTTTACAAGAACCAGTGGGTAGCGCTTGAGGTGAAACGATCTGCATCTGCTCCGTATGAGGTAAACCAGGAATGGTACCTTAACGAGCTAAACCAGATGGGATACGCCGCAACGATCTACCCCGAAAACTGTAAGGAGATAATTGATGAGGTTTTACAGTCATTCGGAATTAGCAGGTAGACACGCATTTCTGTCTGCATCCCGGTATCACTGGATTAGGTACGACGAAGACCATCTCTTTGAGAACTTCAAGAACCACATGGATGCAGCAATTGGGACTCGCCTGCACGCTTTTGCGGCTGAGGCGATCAAGCTTCGAATTCGGATGCCGGAAACGACAGCCACTCTCAATGCCTACATCAACGACGCTATTGGTTTTCGAATGACACCTGAGGTAACTCTTGTCGCTTCAGAGAACGCTTTTGGTACTGCCGACGCAGTATCGTTTCACGACAACGTATTAAGAATCCACGATCTTAAGAATGGTGTCAATGAGGCTAAGATTGACCAGCTTTTGGTTTACGCATGTTTCTTCCTGATTGAGTACAGGTTCAAACCTAACGAGATCGACATAGTTCTGCGTATTTACCAGAACGACCAGATCATCGAGTATATTCCAGAGTTGGATGAACTCGCGCACATCATTGACAAGATTCACACATTCGACGATCTCATCAACAAGTGGAAGGCACAGGCCAGTTCATGACAGAGGAAGTAGATGCAGTAACAGCTTTCCTCATGCATGAGGGAGTGCTTCGCCGGTCAGGGCGATATCCTTGGGGCTCGGGAGCGAACCCCAACCAGCGCAACAAGTCATTTCTCGATCACGTCGAGGAGCTTAAGAAGAAGGGTATGTCTGAGGCTGATATTGCCAAAGGACTCGGTCTTAAGTCGACCACCCAGCTTCGCGCGCTAAAGTCCGTCGCCAAAAATGCCGTTCGCAAGGACGACATGATGATGGCGCTTCGCCTGAAGGACAAAGGGTATTCTAACGTTGCTATTGCAGAGCGTATGGGGCTCAAGGGCGAATCTTCGGTTCGTGCTCTCCTGAACCCCGCAATGCAAGATCGTAGCGACCAGCTTGTCAACACGACGCAGATGCTTCGTGACCAAATTGCGGAAAAGACATATTTGGATGTCGGTACTGGTACAGAATTCTATCTTGGGGTCACCAACCAGAAAATGAAGACTGCTATCGCTGCCCTTGAGGAAGAAGGATATAAGTCATTCTATGTCAAGGTCCCGCAGGTTGGAACCAACCAGTTCACCAACACCAAAGTCCTGGCGCCTCCTGGAACCACGTTCCCTGAGGTTCTTAAGAATCAGGACAAGATCCGTGGTGTTAACAGCTGGTCTGACGATTCTGGTCTTTCTTGGACCTCCGTCAAACCCCCGCTCCAAGTCAATCCTAAGCGAGTTGTGGTTAGATACGCTGAGGAAGGCGGAGCAAAGGCTGATGGAGTCATAGAGATCCGTCGTGGCGTTGACGATCTTTCTATGGGTGAGGCTCGATTTGCTCAGGTCCGAATTGCTGTTGGTAAAACGCACTATCTCAAGGGTATGGCTATGTATGCGGATGATCTGCCTGACGGCGTTGATATTCGCTTCAACACCAACAAATCAAGCACTGGTAACAAGCTTGATGCAATGAAGCCTATCAAGAGCGATCCTGATAACCCGTTTGGCTCTATTGTCCGCCAACGCACTACGCCTGATGGAAAGAAAGTAACATCTGCCTTAAATATCGTCAACGAAGAGGGAAACTGGTCCGAATGGTCCAAGAGTCTTTCTTCACAGTTCCTGTCTAAGCAGCCACCTGCTCTGGCTAAGGAACAGCTTGGTCTCCGCCTTGCGGAAAAGAAAGCCGAGTATGACGAGATCATGGCTCTGACTAATCCTGCCGTTCGCAAGTTGCTTCTCGAGAAATTTGCAGATGGCGCCGATTCTTCATCCGTGCATCTAAAGGCTGCTGGACTTCCTAGGACGCGCAACCACGTCATATTACCAATCAACTCTCTCAAAGACACAGAAGTCTATGCGCCTAACTATCGCGACGGCGAGAAAGTGGTTCTTATTCGTCACCCCCACGGTGGCAAATTTGAGATTCCAGAGTTGACCGTTAACAACAAGAATCCTGAAGCTAAGCGCTTAATCAAAAATGCTGTTGACGCTGTTGGTATCAATGCTAAGGTTGCCCAGAAGTTATCTGGTGCTGACTTTGACGGCGATACGGTGTTGGTCATTCCTAACAACAGTAGGAAAGTAAAGAGCGAACCATCGCTTGAGGG